TTTTTGCGTTTAAACTACAGCCGTTTAAACTTCGAGGCAGTCATGCAAGAGAAGCACAAATTGGTTTTGGACTTCATCAAGGCGTACATCAAGATTCATGGTGTGGCCCCGTCGTATTCCGTTATTGCCCGTGGCCTGAACATGCGCAGTAAATCCAACATTCACCGGATCATTCATAAATTGAAGGATGAGGGTTTGGTGGCGGTGAAGCCGTACCAGTTCAATTCGATTCGGGTAATTGACCGCAGTGTTCGGGAGGTTGCCTCTTTATGATGAGTCGTAAGGAGGTGGAGGATTACCGGGCTTTGATTCCTCTGGTTGATGAGGCAGAGCGTGCCAAGATCATGATGTTGTTGGAATACGACAGAATTGAGAAGTGCAAAGAGTCCTTTATTTATTACGCCTCCCACATGTGGCCCGGGTTTATTTCTGGGAAACATCACCAGATCATGGCAAATGCTTTTGAGAGGGTTGCCAAGGGGGAGTTGAAGAGGTTGATCATCAATATGCCTCCCCGGCATACCAAGTCTGAGTTTGCCTCGTATCTTCTACCGGCATGGTTTCTGGGAAGATTCCCGGAGAAGAAGATCATCCAGACAGCCCACACCGCAGAATTGGCTGTTGGTTTTGGCCGGAAGGTGAGGAACTTGGTTTCCTCTGAGGCATTCTCCCGTGTGTTTGACACCAAACTGTCCTCTGATTCAAAAGCCGCAGGACGTTGGAACACCCATGCCGGAGGTGACTACTTCGCTATCGGTGTTGGGGGCGCGGTTACGGGTAAAGGGGCCGACCTTCTGATCATTGACGACCCGCATTCTGAGCAGGAGGCCAAGCAAGGCAACCCCGCCGTGTATGACAATGTGTATGAGTGGTACACATCTGGCCCTCGTCAGCGTTTACAGCCCGGTGGGGCCATCATTATTGTGATGACGCGCTGGTCAAAAAGAGATTTGACCGGGCAGATTCTCAAAAATGCCTCAAAAGACGGTGTAGATAACTGGGAAGTCATCGAATTTCCCGCAATTTTGCCGTCAGGCAGCCCTTTATGGCCCGGATTTTGGAAAAAATCGGAACTTGAGGCGATTAAAGCTGAAATTCCCGTTTCCAAGTGGGAGGCGCAGTACCAACAAAACCCAACTTCCGAAGAAGGCGCGATCATAAAGCGCGAGCATTGGCGGATTTGGGAGTCCGATACAGCCCCGCAGTGCGATTACATCATTCAAAGCTGGGATACCGCCTTTGAAAAATCCAACAGGGCAGACTATTCAGCTTGCACGACGTGGGGAGTTTTCGACCACCCCGACGACAAGGGGAATATGAAGACCAACATCATCTGTTTGGATGCATTTAAACATCGAATGGAGTTTCCCGATCTCAAACAAAAAGCTTTTGAGATGTACAAAGAATGGGAACCAGACACCTTGATTGTGGAAAAGAAAGCCGCTGGCGCTCCTTTGATTTATGAGCTGCGGCAAACAGGAATCTTGCTTGAGGAGTACACACCGGGCAAAGGAAGCGATAAGATTGCGCGTGTAAACGCTATCTCGGACCTTTTTGCCTCCGGAGTTGTTTGGTGCCCAGAAACTCGATGGGCAGATGAGTTGATGGAAGAGTTGGCTGCGTTCCCAAATGGGGAGCATGACGACCTTGTGGACTCGACAAGCCAAGCCTTGCTTCGTTTCAGAAGGGGTGGATTCATCCAGATTGAGTCTGATGAACCCGAAGAGCAGCGTTATTTCCGGCGCAAAGCCGCCTTCTATTAAGGATTGTCATGGCAACAAGCAGCATGGTTTCGTCTCTCTCCCAAGCCCCCGAAGGTATTGATTTCTCAGACATTGTTCAGGACGACACCCCTGCGGTTGAAATCATTATTGAAAACCCAGACGACGTCATCATTGGCATCGACGGCATGGCTATCGACCTGATGCCAGAAGAAGGCCCAGCCTTTGATGCCAACTTGGCAGAATACATGGACGAGGGCGAGCTTGAGAAGCTCGGCTCTGACTTGGTCGGAGAGGTAGAGTCTGACGTTGCTTCGCGTAAGGAATGGGTAGAGATGTATGTCAAAGGACTTGAAGTCCTTGGCATGAAGTACGAAGAGCGCACCGAACCTTGGACGGGAGCCTGCGGTGTTTTCTCCACCCTTCTGACCGAAGCCGCAGTTCGCTTCCAGTCCGAGACCATTATTGAGACCTTCCCCGCCCAAGGTCCCGTCAAGACGCAGATCATTGGCGCAATCGACAAACTAAAAGAAGACGCAGCCGAGCGGGTTCGCACCGACATGAACTTTCAGTTGGTTGATGGCATGCCCGAGTACCGCCCAGAGCATGAGCGCATGCTTTTCAACTTGGGTCTGGCAGGCTCCGCCTTCAAGAAGGTTTACTTTGACCCCGGCTTGGGGCGTCAAGTATCCATCTTCTGCCCCGCAGAGGACATCATCATCCCCTACGGCTCATCTGGTGCTCGCTCCGCTGAGCGCGTTACCCATGTGATGCGCAAGACCAAGAATGACGTCAAGAAACTTCAAGTCGCAGGTTTTTACCGTGATGTTGAGTTGGGTGAGCCCGTCATCTTGCACAACGACGTAGAGAAAAAGAAAGCCGAAGAGCAAGGCTACTCCGTCACCGATGACGAGCGTTACCAGTTTCTTGAAATTCAAGTGGACTATGACTTGCCCGGTTACGAGGATGAGGACGGGATTGCCCTTCCCTACATCGTCACCATCGACAAGGGAACCAACAAGGTTCTGTCCATCTACCGCAACTGGGATGAGACTGACTCCAAGAAACTCAAACGCCAGCACTTCGTCCAGTATGACTACGTGCCCGGTTTCGGCGCTTATGGCTTCGGTTACATCCACCTGATTGGCGGCTATGCCCGTGCAGGCACATCTCTGGTTCGCCAGTTGATTGACGCAGGAACTTTGTCCAACCTGCCCGGTGGTTTGAAGTCTCGTGGTCTGCGGATCAAGGGAGACGACACCCCCATCGCCCCCGGTGAGTGGCGAGATGTGGACGTCCCCGGCGGCACAGTGCGCGACAACATCATGCCGCTGCCATACAAAGAGCCATCTATGGTTCTTGCTGGTCTTTTGGACAAGATCACAGAAGAAGGCCGTCGCCTTGGCTCCATCGCTGACATGAACATCAGCGACATGAGCGCCAATGCACCAGTGGGAACCACACTGGCTTTGCTTGAGCGTCAACTCAAGACCATGAGCGCGGTACAGGCCCGTGTCCACTACGCCATGAAGCAGGAATTTAAACTGCTCAAGGACATCATCCGCGACAACACCCCAAGCGAATACGAGTACGAGCCACAGGGCGGCGACCGCATGGCTAAGCGGGAAGACTACGACATGGTCGAGGTCATTCCTGTGTCAGACCCCAACAGCTCCACGATGGCTCAGCGGATCATGCAGTACCAAGCTGTGATCCAGTTGGCCGCGCAGGCTCCTCAAATCTATGACCTGCCGCAGTTGCACCGTCAAATGATTGAGGTCTTGGGAATCAAGAACGCAGACAAGCTTGTCCCAATCGAGGACGACATGAAGCCACGCGATCCAGTGTCCGAAAACATGGCCTTCTTGAATGGAAAGCCCACAAAGGCCTTCATCTACCAAGACCACGACGCACACATCGCAGTCCACATGGCTTTGATGCAAGACCCTTTGATGGCCGCGCAGATTGGACAAAACCCGCAAGCTCAAAAGATGATGGCCGAGATTCAGGCGCACATTGCAGAGCACTTGGCATTTGCTTATCGCAAGAAGGTCGAAGAGCAGTTGGGTGTGCCAATGCCCAAGCCCGACGAAGACCTGCCAGAGGACGTCGAAGTGCAGTTGTCACGTCTTGTGGCTCAAGCGTCTCAACAGGTTCTGGCTCAAAGCAAGGGACAAGCCGCTCAACAACAAGCCCAACAACAAGCTCAAGACCCATTGGTTCAGATGCAGCAACAAGAACTGCAGCTTAAAGCTCAGGAGGTTCAAGCCAAAGCCCAGAAGGTTCAGGGCGACTTGGCTATTCGACAGGCAGAACTTCAGCTTAAAGCTCAGGAAGCCGCGAGCCGTCAGGGAGAAAACCCAGAAATTGCCGCAGCAAGAATGCAGCAAGAAATGATCATGGACAGACAACTGCACGAGCAAGAAATGGCTCAGCGTCAGCAGGAGTTTGATCAAAAGATGTCCCAAAAGCAACAGGAAGCGTCTATCAAGATGCAGACCAAGCTGATGGAGCGTTTAAACAAACCGGCTGCTAAATCGCCGGAGAACTAAGAGGATAAATGGACAACCAAATTTTGGAGCTTCTCAACAAAAGAATTGAGGAGCATGTCAGAAGTCATTCAGAGGCTTTGGTGATGGGACAGTCGAAAGACTATGCCCATTACCGGGAGTTGTGCGGGGTCATCCGAGGTCTCCAGACCGCACAGCGTGAAATTGGCGACCTCGTGCGTAAACTGAAAGACGACAATGACGACTAACTTTGATGTTCAGGCGGTCGATCTGTCTGGCCTTCTCAACAAGACTGTTGAAGATAAGGCCTCGCAGATTCCAGACCCAAAAACCTACCATCTTCTGTGCATGCTCCCAGAAGCCAAGGAAGAGTACGAGGGCGGCTTGCTTAAAGCCAGCCAGACAATGCAATACGAAGAACTGCTGTCACCCGTGTTGTTCGTGGCGAAGATGGGGCCAGATGCATTCAAGGATGAAAAACGCTTCCCAAGCGGCCCAAGCTGCAAGGTGGGCGACTTTGTAATCGTAAGGCCCAACACCGGAACGCGAATGAAGATTCACGGCACCGAGTGGCGGATTATTAACGATGATTCTGTCGAAGCTGTGGTTGAAGACCCACGCGGCATTCAGCGCGTTTAAGGAGCAATCATGGCAGAACTCGATAAAACCGAATTCACCTTCCCCGACGAGGTGGAGGAAAAAGAATCTCGCGTTGGTTCAAATGTCGTAGAAGCCGAACCAGAGGTTGAGATTGTTGACGATACCCCGGAGCAAGACCGTGGCCGCACGCCAATGGAAGACCCTCCAAGGGACGTAAGCGACGAAGAACTTTCGAAGTACGACGAGGGTGTGCGCAAGCGCATTCAGCATTTCACCAAGGGCTACCACGAAGAACGCAGAGCCAAAGAAGCGGCCCTGCGCGAGCGAGAGGAAGCTGTGCGACTGGCCCAGCAGGTTGTCGAAGAGAACAAAAAACTCAAAGGCTCCTTGCACCAAGGCCAAAGCGCTCTTCTTGAGCAAGCCAAGAAGGTGGTGGCTAACGAGCTGAAAGAGGCTCAAAACAAATTCAAGGCCGCCTACGAAAGTGGGGATGCTGAAGCTTTGACCGCAGCTCAAGCGGAAATGACTTCCGTACAGATGAAAGCCGAGCGTGTAAACAATTTTCGGCCAACACCTGTACAAGAAGATGAAAAACAGGTACAAATACCTACCACTGAACCAGTTCGACCCAAACTTGATGCGAAAACTCAAGAATGGACAGAAAAGAACACATGGTTCGGAACTGACGACGAGATGACCAGCTTTGCATTGGGATTCCACAACAAGCTGGCTAAATCTGGAATCACGCCGTCATCGAAGGAATACTACGAGCGCATCGACGCTCGTATGAGACAGGTCTTTCCGGATGCATTCGAGTCCGGTGAGGTCGAAGTTTCGGAGGATGCGACTCCTTCTCCGAAGAAATCGAATGTTGTTGCACCAGCGACGCGCAGCACAGCGCCTAAAAAGATCGTGCTGACAAAGACGCAGGTGGAACTCGCTAAGCGGTTGGGACTGACGAATGAGCAGTACGCCCGTGCAGTTGCGGCAGAAATGAGGAAATGAAAATGGCTAAAACAGAACTTGACAACCGCGAGCCTCGTGCTCTGCAAATGCGTGACTCTACCGAGCGTCCAAAAAAATGGATGCCACCCCAGCTTTTGCCCGATCCGACACCGGAGCCGGGTTACGCTTACCGCTGGATTCGGATTGCCACGCTTGGCAAGGATGATGCCATGAACATTTCCGGCAAATGGCGAGAGGGCTGGGAACCCGTTAAGGCATCAGATCACCCAGAGATTCGCTTGTTCAGTGGTGGCAAAAACCATTACGAGGACAGCATCGAGGTTGGTGGCTTGTTGCTTTGCAAAACACCTGTGGAGTTTACTGAGCAGCGGAATGCGTATTACGCCCAACAGGCAGAAGCGCAAATGCAATCAGTGGACAACACCTACATGCGTGAAAATGATCCTCGTATGCCGCTTTTCAAAGAGCGGAGCACGAAGGTTACTTTCGGCAAAGGCACTTAACTTTTTTGGAGTCTAAACATGACTTATCCTGCTGTTACGGCACCCTATGGCCTTCAGCCTGTCAATCGTATTGACGGCATGGCTTATGCTGGTGCAATCCGTCAGATTCCCGTAGCTGCTGGCTTCGGCACCGCCATTTTTGATGGCGATACCGTGGTCATCAACAGCGACGGTTTTCTTGTCAAATCCACCACAACCGACTCCGGCAATATTGTTGGCGTGTGCATGGGCGGACAGTACGTGAACTCGAGCGGCCAAACCGTTCAAGGTCAGTTCATCCCCGCTCTGGCATCTACTGCAAGCAACCTTGCTTTGGCTTACGTTGTTGATGATCCAATGGCTTTGTTCAAGGTCGCTGTCGTGACCTCTGGCACAACCATGGGCACCGCTGGTCGTACTGTTGTTGGCTCGAACCTCCCATTGGTTCTGAACGCCGGCAGCACCACCACTGGTAACTCTGCCTTTGCCGTCACTTTGACTGGCGCTGGCACAACTGCCACCATCCCTGTGCGCGTAATCGATGTGGTTCCTGAAACCGCTACTGGTGCTGACGCATTCCGTGAACTGTTGGTGAAAATCAACACTCACCAATACAACAACACCACTGGTGTCTAAGGAGTAAATCATGGCTATTTCACGCGCACAATTGCTGAAAGAACTCCTCCCCGGCTTGAACGCTTTGTTCGGTTTGGAGTACGCTAAATACGGCGAGCAGCACAAGGAAATCTACGAGACTGAAACTTCTGAGCGTAGCTTTGAAGAAGAAGTTAAGTTGTCCGGCTTCTCCGCAGCTCCTGTCAAAAACGAAGGCGCAGCCATCGCTTATGACAATGCTCAGGAAGCTTTCACCGCTCGTTACACCCACGAGACCATCGCTTTGGGCTTCTCCATCACTGAAGAAGCTATCGAAGACAACCTGTATGACAGCTTGTCCAGCCGATACACCAAAGCTCTGGCCCGTGGTATGGCTTACACCAAGCAGGTTAAAGCTGCTGCAATCCTGAACACCGGTTTCACCGGCCCCACCTATGGTGACGGCGTGACTCTGTTCTCGACTGCACACCCACTGATCTCTGGTGGCGTCAACAGCAACCGTCCTGCCACAGCAGCCGACTTGAACGAGACTTCGTTGGAAAACGCCGTCATTCAAATCGCAGCTTGGACTGACGAACGCGGCCTGCTGATCGCAGCTAAGCCAAAGAAGCTGGTGGTTCCTCCATCGCTGCAATTCGTTGCAACTCGCTTGTTGGAAACTGAGCTCCGCGTTGGCACTGCCGACAACGACATCAACGCCATCAAGAACAACGGTTCCATCCCCGGTGGTTACACAGTCAACAACTTCTTGACTGACACCAACGCTTGGTTCCTGTTGACTGATGTGCCTAACGGTCTGAAGCACTTCGTCCGTTCGCCTCTGGCAAACTCTATGGACGGCGACTTCGACACCGGCAACGTGCGTTACAAGGCCCGTGAGCGTTACAGCTTCGGCGTCTCTGACCCACTGGGCGTGTTCGGTTCTCCCGGCGCTTAATCCTTCGGGATTATTTGAAAAGGCCCCTTGTGGGGCCTTTTCTTTTGCTGTATATTTTGTTTAAACCCGGACTATCCGGCGTATCTGACGGCTCCGGGCCGACGTCATGCAGACAGATACGCCTTAACCGCATGAGGAAATTATCATGGCTCAGACTACTTTCCAAGGCCCAGTCCGTTCTTTGGCTGGCTTCTATACCCAAGGCCCCGCTTCCGTGGTGAACTTGGCTAACGGCACCAACACAGTGACTCTAGATGTCGCCTCTTACGCTGGCAAGACTATCCGCACCAATGACGCTACATTGGTTATCACGCTGCCCACCATCAACACATCAGCCAACTCTGTGACTTCTGGCCCCGGCCAAGACCCCAACACAGCGAACAACGTGGGCACCAGCTACACGTTCGTGATTGAGACTGCTGCTACTGCGTGGGCCTTGAAAACTGACGGCACCGACAAATTTGTTGGCTCCATGATCATGGTTGACACCGATAGCTCCGGCGCAGTGACGGCTTTTGCCCCTAGCGCAACCAATGATGTTATCAACTTGGACGGCTCGACCACTGGCGGCATTGCTGGCTCAACCATCACTGTTACCGTGTTGGCTGCCAACAAGTACATGGTCACTGGCGTGCTGTTGGCCTCTGGCTCTGTTGTCACGCCTTTTGCTGACGCTTAATCAACTCAGGGGCTCCGGCCCCTGTTTTACAGGAGATTGATTATGGCAATGCAAGGCGACGTATCATCAACGCACCGGAACTCGACAGGAACAGTTTATGCCGGTCGCACGCGAGTTAAGGGTTTTTCAATTTGCGCAGTAGCCAGTCAAACTGGCACTTTGCTTTTGAGAAACGGCGGAGCTTCTGGGCCAGTGTTGATTGAGATTGACATTCCGTCTAACTCAAACCCCAACTCGTTTTATGTAGCAATTCCGCAGCAGGGCGTTTTGTTTACAACAGACGTCTATGCCACGATCACAAACATCGCATCAGTGACGGTGTTTTATGGCTGAAGAGACACGCCCAATGAATGTTGCAGGTCGCAAACTGATGATTGCGATCCCTGCCTATGACGGCAAGTTGAACATCAAGACTTCGTTTGCCTTGGCCGATTTAGTGGTCAAGGCTTCGCAGTTTGGCGTTCAAGTGCAACTGTCGCATCTGTCGGGCTGCTCTCTGATTACCAAGGCCAGAAACGTTCTGGTCGCAAACTTTCTAGAGTCGGACTGCACGGACTTTTTGTTCGTCGATGCCGACATTGTGGTGGACGCAGAGTCTGTGCTTCGCCTGTTGGCGCTGAGCACCGGCAAGGACATCACAGCCGGGATGTACACCCGCCGCGCAGAAGATCGCAAATTCTTCTTGGACATCTACATTGATGAAGCCAACGCGCTTGAGTTTGACCAGCACGGCATGCTGCGGGTCGAGAACGTGGCTACAGGCTTCATGATGATCCAGCGTCATGTGCTGGAAAAAATGGTGTCCAACCACCCTGAGTGGACGTATTTCAACGACTTTTACAATCGCAACGAGAGCGCCCTTTTTGACTTTGAGTTGCACAATGGGCAGTACGTTGGCGAGGATTACACCTTTTGCAAGCGCGCACGCGCAGATGGTTTTACGGTCTTTGTTGACCCCGAGATCACTCTGCCGCACGTTGGCTCTCAGGAGTATCACCGCAGCTTCAAAGAGTCCGTGTTGATGCCGCTGATCGAGCAGCATTGCACGCCCAAACTGAAAGTCGTCAATGGCTAAGAAAACCCCCTCCCTTGCAGTCGGTCGTGGTGAGAAGTTGCCTGTCTCTAAAGGAGCAGGGTTGACAGCCAAAGGCCGCGCCAAATACAACGCTGCGACCGGCAGCAACCTCAAAGCCCCGCAGCCGCAGGGTGGCAAGCGCAAGGATTCGTTCTGCGCACGCATGTCAGGCATGCCCGGTCCTATGAAAGACGAAAAGGGCAAGCCAACCCGCAAGGCGGCTGCTCTTGCAAGGTGGAAGTGCTGATATGGACTTGCCAGTCTGGAACACCATTTTGTCTTTTGCCTCTGCAGCGCTGCTGCTTTGGGTAAAGGTTTCTCATGACGAAGTTAAACGTCTGTCTATCTTGTTGAGCAAGACTCGGGAAGAAAATGCCGAGAAATTTGTAGCCAAGCAGGATATGCACAATGACATCAACCGAGTAATTACTCGCTTGGACCGGCTTGAGGGCAAGATTGATGACTTCATGAAGGAGCAGCGAAGTGCCATCAGTTAGCAAAAAACAACACAATTTCATGGCGGCGGTGGCAAATAACCCAGCGTTTGCCAAGAAAGCAGGCGTCCCACAGTCCGTGGGCAAAGAGTTCTCCAACGCGGACAAGGGCCGCAAATTCAAAGAAGGTGGCGATATGAAAGAGTCCAAAGCAATGGCGCAAAGAGAAGTGTCCTTCATGAAGGGCAAGGGCGCTCCCAAGTCTATGATCAAACATGAAATGGCCGAAGCAGGCATGAAGAAGGGTATGAAGAAGGGTGGCATCGCCTCTTCTTTGAAGGCCCACGCTGCTGCTCCCGCCTCCAAGGCGCACGGCATGAAGAAGGGTGGCTCGGTTGGCACAACCAAGATGGGCGCAGTTCGTACTGCCGCTCCAAGCCGTGACGGTATTGCATCCAAAGGCAAAACAAAGGGCACGCCTATCAAGATGGCTTACGGCGGTAAAGCCTGCTAAGGAGTAATCATGGCGACAAAGAAGATCAAACGCTTTCAAGAAGGCGGGATGTCTGACAAAGACCGTGGGCTGGAAGCATCGAAAGATGAGAAGGTTGGCTTCTTTGAGCGCCTACGCATGGGTAACATCGACGATCCAAGCTCTGAGGCTTATCGTCGTTTTGGTGCTGGCCGGGGCAAGGCAGAGAACACTCCAGTAGAAGATCGCATAGCAACTCCGGTAACCCGCCCAACTCCTGCCGCTCAAGCAACGTCTGCAGTCACAGCAATGGACGAGATGGAGGCAGCAAATGCGCAAGAGCCCATTCCAGTTCCTGCTGGACCAAGGGCAGAAAAGTCCCGTGTAAACACTCAAACAGCTAAGCCTTCTGCGCCAGCAAAGTCCACACCAGCCAAATCTGCTTCTACCAAGACTTCCGCTTATCCGATGACGGGAGCCCAACCAACTACCAAGACTTACGACCGCTCAGGCGGGCCAACGGCAGAAGAGCTTGCTAATCACAAGCCGCCGTCTAAGTTGACCAAAAAACAACAAATTGAACAAGAAATTGATTCAATTAAACCGACTGCAGAGCAGACCCAAAAGGGTTTGGAGGCCGCATCTGTTATGGCTGGTGGCGTTGGTTTAAAAGGTTTGCAAGCTTTGGCAAAAAAACTTGCCACACCAAAGATGGCAAAGTACACCCAAGAAGCTTTGCCAGCACCAACCAAACGCCTGACTTACGACAAAGCTGGCACAGTTGCACGTAAACGCGCAGAGAGAGCCGAAGCTCGTAAGAGTGAGATGCTCAAAGAAAACGCAAAACGCTACGGGCTTGACGAAAGCTCTCCCGGCTACGAAGCAGCCGCAGGTGCTGTAAGAAAAGAGCTTGGGGGCAAAGATTTTGCGCTGAAGAAGGGTGGTTCTGTGAAAAAAGCCATGCCAGTCAAAAAGATGGCGTCTGGTGGTTCGGTATCCAATCCATCCAAACGCGCAGACGGTATTGCAATCAAAGGTAAAACACGCTGCAAGATGCGTTAAGGAGCTAACATGAATGACATGATGATGAAGAAGAAGGGCCCCCGTGGCTTGCAAGATGGTGTTTACACAGAAGACTCCGGTCTGCCTCCTCCTCAAGACATCGATGGCGGCTCGGCTCCCAAGCCACGCAAGCCAAAGAAATACGCCAGTGGTGGCAGTGTTACTCGCGCCGATGGCTGCATCACCAAAGCCCACACCAGAGGCAAAAGGGTGGTAATGGCTGGCGGCGGGATGTGCTGATATGTTAGCCAGTCGTGGCATGGGGGCCATTAACCCCTCCAAGATGCCCAAAGGTGTGCGTAAGGCTCGCCGGGATGACACCGACTTCACGCAGTACGCTGAAGGCGGCAAAGTCAATGCGGCTGGCAACTACACCAAACCCGAGTTGCGCAAGCGGATTGTGAGCCAAGTCAAAGCGGCTGCAACGCAGGGCACAGGCGCAGGCCAGTGGTCTGCTCGTAAAGCCCAGCTTGTGGCTAAAAAGTACAAGGCCGCTGGTGGCGGGTACAGGGACTAGGATGAAGGCTCCACAGCAATCCCTCAAAGACTGGGGCGACCAGAAATGGCGCACTAAGAGTGGAAAGCCGTCTTCAAAAACAGGTGAGCGTTATTTGCCGGAGAAGGCGATAAAATCGCTTAGCCCCGCAGAATATGCGGCCACCACAAGAGCCAAACGTGCTGGTAAGGCAGCTGGCAAACAGTTTGTGGCCCAGCCTAAGACCATCGCCAAAAAGACAGCGAGCTTCAGATGACTACATCAGGCACCACAGCGTTCAACATGGACCTCACGGAGATCGTGGAGGAGGCGTTTGAACGCGCTGGTGGTGAGTTGCGCACGGGCTACGACCTGCGCACAGCCAGCCGGTCTTTGAACCTAATGTTCGCCCAGTGGGCAAACCGTGGTTTAAACATGTTCACGTACGAGCAGGGATCAATTAATTTGGTTCCCGGCCAAGCGACGTACAACCTACCAGCCGACACTGTAGATTTGCTGGAGCACGTCATTCGGACAGGTGCAGGCAACGCCTCGACGCAGGCCGACCTGACCATCACCCGGATCAGCGTCTCTACATACGCAACGATCCCCAACAAGCTGCAGCAAGCTCGTCCGATTCAAGTTTGGATTGAGCGTTTGACTGACGCGCCACGTATCACTGTGTGGCCCGTGCCAGATAACTCACAGCCATACGTGTTTGTGTACTGGCGTCTGCGCCGCATCGAAGATGCTGGTGGTGGTGTAAACACAATGGATATGCCTTTCCGCTTTTACGAAGCGATGACGGCTGGCTTGGCCTACCACCTTGCCTTAAAGATTCCCGGAGCAATTGACCGCCTGCAAATCCTGAAGCAACAGTATGACGAGGCTTGGGAATTGGCTTCGACTGAAGACCGCGAGAAGGCGTCAGTCAGGTTTGTTCCACGTCCAATGCACATTGGAAACGGTGGCTACTGATGTCAAACCGGTTTGCAGCAGGCCACAAAGCGATTGCTATGTGCGACCGCTGTGGTCAGCAATACAAACTCAAACAGCTCAGAACGGAAATCATCAAGCAGCGCAGGTATCAGTTGCTGGTGTGTCCTGAGTGTTGGGACCCTGATCAGCCGCAGTTGATGCTTGGAACGTTCCCTGTAGACGACCCGCAGGCGCTCAGGAACCCACGCAGAGATACAACCTACGTGACGTCTGGTTTAAACGATGATGGCAACCTGTCTGGCGGCTCAAGAGACATTCAATGGGGATGGTCCCCCGTAGGCGGGGCCAGCTTTTTTGATGTGGCATTGACGCCAAACGACTTGGTGGCAATCGGGTTTATTGGTACAGTTACTGTGGTAACGAATTAAGGAGTAAATTATGGCTTTCACACGATCTGCTGATGGCATCGCCAAGCAAGGTAAAACAGAGGGTAGAAACTTGGGCGACAGCGGCCCCATAGCCAAAGAGCTTATGGGCGGCAAACCCGGTAAAAGCGGTGGCGGCAAGCGCAACATTGACATGAAGACTATGGGCCGTGGTTTGGCTAAGGTCGCAGCACAAAAGCGAGGTTAATCATGGCTAAATTCAGTCAAAAAATGATGGGCAAAGAAGTTGGTCAAGCCAGCGTTTATGCCAAGCCGCACACAATGGACGGCAAGCCCGGAGCAGGCATGAAGGTCATGCAAGACCCCAACACCTTGGCCGCTAACAAGATGACGCGCTACACCGCCGTTCCACGCGTGAGTGCTGGCGATCCTGCTGCAGACAACGTCAAGACCAGCGGCATTAAAATCCGTGGTACTGGTTGCGCTACAAAAGGCACAATGGCTCGAGGCCCGATGGCATAAAACATGACGTACAACGAACTGGTCACCGCTGTTCAAAACTATTGCGAAAACGTTTTCGCAAAGGTGGATATTGACACGTTCATCCGCCAAGCCGAGCAGCGCATCTTTAACGTTGCTCAGCCAGCGAACCAGCGCAAGAACGTGACCGGATCGTTGTCTGCTGGCAACAAGTACCTGAACTGTCCTGCGGATTTTTTCTCCGTCTACAGTTTGGCTATTTATCCAGTTGCTGGTGGCGCGTATGAGTATTTGCTGGACAAGGATGTGAACTTCATCCGTCAGGCATACCCCAACCCCGCCACCACTGGCAAGCCCAAGCATTACGCCATCTTTGGTCCGGTATCGACCAATCAGGATGAGTTGACTTTTATTGTCGGCCCAACGCCTGACATTATGTACAACGCCGAGTTGCACTACTACGCATACCCAGAATCAATTGTGGATGCCCCTGATGGCCGCACTTGGTTGGGCGACAACTTTGATTCTGTGTTGCTGTACGGAACCATGTGCGAGGCGCTGACCTACATGAAGGGCGAGCCAGACATGGTTAAGCTGTACCAAGATCGGTACGTTCAAGCAATTGCTCTGTACAAGAACTTGGCAGACGGCAAGCAGCGTGGCGACGCATATCGTAACGGCCAAGTTCGCACGCAGGTTAACTGATGTCATTTCAACAAACCCTTACCACGCAAGCGAAGTTCATTGCGCTTCAGCATTTGGCTACCGGCACGCTCAAAATGGCGCTGTACACAGCCGAAGCGGACCTCAATGCTGACACGTTGGTGTACAGCACAGCCAACGAGGTTGTTGGCACAGGCTACGCAGCGGGTGGAAACATTCTGACCGGCGTGACGGTGCAGCAGTCGGGCACAACAGCCTATTTGGATTTTGCCGACACGACGTGGAATCCAGCCAACTTTACAGCGCGTGGAGCGCTCATCTACAATACAAGCCTTGGCAATCTTGCTGTGGCGGTATTGGATTTTGGTGCTGATAAAACGGCAACCACTTCTTTCACTGTGCAGATGCCCGCAAACACGGCGACTTCGGCGCTCATCCGATTTTCATAAGGAAACCATCATGTCCAACGAAATTGCAAAAGCCTCTGATGCCGTCTGTGGCGGTCTGATCGCAGGCACTAAGCACACCGAAACTGCCAAAGCCACAGGTCGATTCCTGCTGGAGTGCTTTGACAAAGACGGCAACCTCAAATGGTCTGCTGAAGAGAGCAACCTCGTGGTCAACGTGGGCCTGCAGTACATGGCTGGCACGGCCCTGACCAGCACAGCACAGATTACCACTTGGTACATTGGCCTGTATGGCGCTGGCGCTTCCAACACCCCTGCTGCTGGCGACACAATGGCCTCGCACGCTGGCTGGACTGAGGTTACTCCTTACTCCGGTAACCGCCCAACAGCCACGTTTGCTGCTGCAACCAACGCCAACCCATCGGTCGTGACCAACACTGCAAGCCCAGCTTCGTTCTCAATCACCTCCACTCAAACTGTTGGCGGCGCGTTCCTGACCAGCAACAACACTGCTGGCGGCTCGACTGGTGTGTTGTTCTCGGCTGCCGACTTCCAGTCTCCCGGCGACCGCTCGGTGGTGTCTGGTGACACACTGAACGTCACTTATACCTTCTCCTTGGCAGGTTAAGCGGACGCTGCTTAGGCATAGCACAGCACCCGCCACGGCGGGTGCCTGTTTTTAAGGGGTAGAAATGGCTTTGGTTCTTAAAGACAGGGTAAAAGAAACCAGCACCACTGCTGGCACGGGCACCTTAACTTTAGCGGGTGCAGTTTCGGGCTTTCAGTCTTTCTCTGTTGTTGGCGATGCCAACGCCACTTATTACGCAATTGTTGACTCTGCCGCCGGTACATGGGAGGTGGGCATTGGCACGTACACCTCAAGCGGAACCACACTAAGCCGAGACACTATTCTTGAGTCCAGCAATAGTGGATCGGCGGTCAGCTTTAGCGCAAACAGCAAAGACGTTTTTGTCACATATCCCGGTGAATATGCTGTTGCCTCAAGCAATGGATTTGGCACGGCAGGGCAGGTGCTGACCTCTAATGGACCCAATGCGGCTGCGACCTTTCAAGCAGCAAGTGGCGGTACTTCATCACCTATCCCCAAATTACAATCTTGGTCAATTGGAGCAATGTAAATGGCACAGAACACAAACCCTATTTTCCCGCTGATCCCTGTTAACTCTTGGGTAAGCGGAACAGCCGCGACCGCAGGTACTCCCGGCTTAACAGCCAACACAACGACCGACCTGACTGCTGGAACGATCTACGGCCCGATTGAAACGGCTGGCGCTGTGGAAGGTTCACGGCTTGACTTCATCAAGGTCAGGGCGCTTGGCACTAACGTGCAAACTGTTATCCGCATCTGGATCAACAATGGTTCTGTAACAACAACAGCAGCCAACAATACGCTGTATCTTGAGCGAACATTGTCTTCTACAACGGTATCGCAAACAGCAGAACTTCCAGACATTGTTTTGCCTATGGGCATTAGTTTGGCTCCGGGTTATCGTGTGTACGCCACATTCGGCACAGCAGTAGCCGCAGGTTTCCACCTGACTGCTATTGGTGGAGATTACTGATGTTTACGGGCTTTGCATCCGAAAACACGCCTGCAATTCAGGTCTGGGATTCATTTAGAGTTCAGAACGGCTCTACTTCAAATTCAATATATCTCACAGATGATTGCGCTCCCATTCAATTATTTAGAACGGGTGGAAATATAAGTAACGCTCCCGTTAATGTTTATTTACCAACCGCACCAATTGACGGTAAATCAATTACGATTCTTAATCAAGGGTTTAGTTCTTCCAATCAAAAATTACAGATACGCTCTGCAAGCACAATTGGAGGCGGAACTAATACTTTGTTATACACGCTTGGTGTAGGGGGATCTTTAACCCTTGTTTTCTCTAAACAATGTATTTCAATTGGCGATTCGGGCCAGTCGTCCATTGCAACTGGATGGTTGTCATTAACACAGTCTTCAAGGGGTGCATACAACGCTAATTCTGTTGTAATTTGTAGTGATAATAGTAATGCTTCTGAGGCTAATTGCGCTATTATTGGAGGAAGTAACAATAACGCTACCTCAAACTCTGCCGGTGTCTTTGCTGGATTTTTTAACAGCGCCAGTGGGCAACGGTCAGTTGCTCTAGGCGGTCAAGATAATATATCAAGTAGCACCCAAGCTGCTGTTGTTGGTGGTCAAGTCAACACAGCAAGCAATACAAATGCTGCTGTTATTGGAGGTCAAAGCAACACAGCAAGCGGCGGCGACTCTGCCATTGTTGGCGGGAACGCAAATAATGCAAGTAATGCTTCTGCATTTATAGGTGGCGGTTTTGGTTGCAGTGCCACTAATTCATATTCATCAGTTGTTGGTGGTTTAATTAACACAGCATCTGGCGATGCTTCTATTGTTCTTGGTGGTAATTATGGAACAACAAGAGGTATTGCCGGAAACTTTGTAGCGCCTGCATCAGTTAGCCCAATTGCAGCTCTTGCAGGCGCTCAACAAACAGCTACGTTATTACTTGGTCGTCAAACCACAGACGCAACCGCAACAAGGCTTAGAAGTAACACAGGCGCTGCTGGCACACAAAACCAAGTAATCCTACCCAACAACAGCGCCTACTACGTCAAGGGCAGCATCATTGCAACCGTAACTGGCGGCGGCAACACAAAGTCTTGGGATTTCATTGCCACCATTAAACGTGGTGCAAACGCAGCAGCAACTTCAATTGTTGGTGCAGTCATACTTAATACCATTGCTCAAGATGCAGGTGCTTCTGCGTGGGTTGTTGCCGTTACCGCTGACACAACAAACGGCGGTTTGGCGGTTACAGTAACCGGACAAGCAGCAACCACAATCCGATGGGTGTGCAAACTTGAATCAACTGAGGTAACCTACTAATGGCTCTGAAAATCTCTATCCCCACAAGCAACGTAGGCGTTCCATTTGCAGACGCTTATGCCCGTATTACCAACATCTTTGGCAACAAAGATCAGGTGCAATACCAAGTGTCAGTGTCTGCCAATGCTGATGCCCGTCATGCAAACGCACAGGAAGTGGCACAACACGCTTTCTATTGCCCAACACCTACAGGTAACCTGATAGACGGTTTGTATGCTGATCTAAAGCAACAAGTTGGTTTTGAAAATGCGGAGGACTGCTAAATGCCCATTCCATTAAATCATGTAGGCGCAGGGGTCGTAACCCTTGCAGCGCCAACCAGCGGTAACGTAACACTGACATTGCCTGTTGCAGATGGTACAAGCGGTCAGGCGTTGACAACAAACGGTTCAGGCCAATTAGCGTTTACCACAGTGGGCGGTGGTGGTGGTACTGTTGGATTTGAACAAACATTCCTTTTGATGGGGGCTTGATATGGCAACGGCTTACAAAGTATTGGGTCAATCAAACCCTGCGGCAACAACAAACACAACACTGTACACAGTGCCAGCGTCAACCAGCGCAGTTTGCTCTACGCTGTCCATTGCCAATCTTGGCGTGTCTACCACTTTTCGTGTGGCTGTAAGACCTGCTGGCGCTACGCTTGCTAACCAGCACTACATCGTCTACGACTCGGCCATCAACGCTGGCTCTGCGGTGTTTTTAACGCTTGGTGTATCGCTTGCTACTACGGATGTGGTGACGGTCTATGCGGGGACGGCTAACGTAGCGTTTGGATTGTTTGGCTCTGAGGTGTCGTAATGTCAGTACGCTTTTTAAACAACAACGCCAGCAACAACACTGACGTTGCGGCCAAGACGTTTCCGTCTGTTGCGCCTTGGAGTAGAAACCCAAGCTGGCCTGCTTGTGAGGCCAACAGCGGCGATAACAGAGTGCGTGGCTTGTACGCAGTCTGGCCTGATGGTGGCAACTTTATTGCTATGAACGTGGCAGGCGCGTACACCGTAGATTATGGTGACGGCACAACAACAAGTTACACATCGGGCGCGCAAGCTAACTATGAATACAGTTATTCTGATACCGATTTGGTGGGCACAGAAGCACCTGTAACATTTACTGATACTGGCGATCTTGTTAGTCGTACAGCCCACGGCTACACAGACGGTATGCAGGTCAGGTTTTTTAACATTACCACGACCACGGGCATCGTAAACGGACAGTTTTATTTTGTCATCAACGCAACCGCAAACACGTTCCAAGTTGCAGCAACATCTGGAGGCTCTGCCCTTGCGTTGACCAATGACGGTACAGGTCAGTTGCTTCCATATAGGATTGCAACAGTAACAATTACACCACAAGCCGGTCAAAACCTAACAAACATTAACTTGTTTGTAAAACACAACCAATCAGGATTGGCTAACGGATATGTTACAGGCTGGTTAGATTTGGCTTATGCAGCGTCAACCATTACAACATTAACATTGGGGGCTTCGGCTACCACAGTTCGCCACAACTATATTGAACGTGTAAGGCTAAATCAGTTAGGGTCAATTACATCTTTTTCCGCTTTATTTAGAAATTTACGCGAATTACAAAACGTAGAAATTGCCAGCACAATTACAACTGTAACAAGCACAACCAGTATGTTTAACAGTTGCAGCAGCTTGCAGACTGTACCTTTTTTTAACACTTCTGCCGTTACAAACATGGACCAGATGTTTGATAGTGGTTCTAGATTGCAGACCATACCGTTATTTAACACTGCTGCTGTAACGAGCATGATCCAGATGTTTAGCGGTTGCCGTAGCTTACAAACAGTACCTTTATTTAATACCGCAGCCGTTACCAGCATGAGCTTTATGTTCAACGGTTGTTCCAGTTTACAAACAGTACCTTTATTGAATACTGCTGCTGTAACAAACATGGGCAATATGTTCGACGGTTGCTCCAGTTTACAGACAGTACCTTTATTTAATACTGCTGCTGTAACAAACATGGGCAATATGTTCAGCAGTTGCTCCAGTTTGCAAACAGTACCTTTATTGAATACTGCTGCTGTAACAAGCATGAGCACTATGTTTAACAGTTGCTCCAGTTTACAGACAGTACCTTTATTGAATACTGCTGCTGTAACAAACATGAGCACTATGTTTAACGGTTGTTCCAGTTTACAAACAGTGCCTTTGTTTAATACTTCTGTTGTTACAGACATGAGTACCATGTTCAACGGTTGCAACGCCCTTCAGACAGTACCGCTGTTTAATACTGCTGCTGTAACAAACATGAGTTTTATGTTTAATAGTTGCAACAGTCTTGCCGCAGTTCCAGCTTTAACAACAACAGCGGTTACATCGTCAGGAAGCTTTGCAAGCATGTTTAACATCTGCAACAGCTTGGCAAGAATTGAAGCAAAAGACTTTAGATTCACGTTTAGCGTTGCAAGCTGCAAACTGTCAGCTACTGCGTTGAATGAGATTTACACTAACCTGCCCACAGTAACATCCCAGACCATTACAGTCACTGGCAACTACGGCACAGCAACAGACGACCCAACTATTGCTACGGCAAAGGGTTGGACAGTTACAGGATAAGAACATGGACGATACATCAGGCTTTTACAAAATCGATGGTGACTTGCTGTTTGGCCCAAACTTTGTGCTGAACGCCAATTACGAATTGCGCCGAGAAACAAAAGATCAGTACACCTACCCAACAGATGGGTGGCACTGGTTTGACTCAGAGGAAGAAGCTCGGACGTTCTTTGGCTTGCCAAAAGCGGAACAATCAGTAGAGTAAGCCATGTTTGGTTTTTCTACTTTTTCAGAAGCACCGTTTTCCACCCTGCCTTTAACCGGGGCGGTTTACGCTGCCTCTGTTACAGAAGCATCTACCGCGCAAGATGCAATTCTTGCCCGGTTAGTTGCGCGGTCTGTATTGCAAGAGAATGCCACAGGAACTGACAGTATTACGGCACTGGGAGCTTTAAACAGCGCAGTTCTGGACACAGCCACAGGCACGGACAGCGTGTTTGCCAGAGCAGTTTTTGCAAACAACATTTCTGAAGCTAGCACGATCACCGATTCGGCTTTTGCAAGCCTGCTATACCTTCGGTCTATTTCTGAGTCTGCTGCAACAACAGACGCGATCTTGGCGCGAATCATTGCGCAAAGTTTTATTTCCGAAACATCCACGGGCACGGACACAGACAGCGCTAATTTAGCGGCGCAATCCGCAATTGCCGAAACCGCTACGGGCACAGATGCCGACAGCGCCCTAATGACAGCCCAGTCGTCTGTCAGTGAAACCGCCGCAGGAACCGACGCCGACAGCGCAAGCCTGAGCGCTAACTCAAACATCAGCGAGACCGCTACAGCAGCAGATGTAGTATCGGCTTTGACAACGCTCTTGGCGGCTGTTTCAGAGGCGGCAACTGCCACCGATCTCACGGACTCAATTAAGGGCCTGTTTGCTTACATCGTTGAGTCGGCCAGCATCACTGACGCGCTTAATGCACCGGGCAGCACATACAACCCCTCCTTGAGCGAGACCGCCACGGCCACCGACAGCATCTCCGCGCTGGCCCGTTTCGCTGTTCAGGTCGCGGAGTCCGCCAGCATCACTGATTTGGCCGCTGCTTTCCAAGCGTATTTGGTCGCAGTACTGGAGGCAGCAGCCGGTGCAGACGCGGTTTCTCCCCGTTACATTGCCAACCCTGCCGTCAGCGAGACGGCCACGGGCGCAGACACAGACGCCGCAGTCTTCACGGCACAGTCTTCAGTTTCCGAGACAGCCACCGGCACAGACACGGACACACCGCAAAAAGTCACGCGCCCAAGCGTTGCCGAGACAGCAACAGCAACCGATACAGATTCAGCCAGATACACCACCCGGCCTGCTATTTCCGAGGTCGCATCAGGCGCAGACGCCCCCAGCGCAGCAGCCGAATTCCAATCGCAGGTTACAGAGACATCCACAGCCCAAGACATTGTGCGCGGCTTTATGGTGGCGGCTGTGCAGGTTTCGGAATCTGCCACCGGTACGGATCAGGTCAGCGCCCTCCGAGCTCTTGCTGCTGCGGTTGTGGAGACCGTTTCCGGCTCGGACGCAGTATCAGCCAGTGCGGTCTTCCGGGGTATCCTGCAAGAGATCGCCACCCTGACAGACTCTGTTAACGCTCCGGGGTCCACCTACTCAGCACCGGTTGTTGAGCTGGCAACGCTCCAAGACGCAGTACGGGCGGCAGCTACATTCCCCACCGCAGTCACCGAGGCCGCTACCGGAACAGAGACCAACAGCGCAGCGTTTACACCGCTTGTCAGGATCGTCGAGACCGCGACCATCACAGACGTTGCGTCAGCCTTGGCTGCTTTTGCTGCAAGGACGGCAGAGTCGGCCAACATCACTGATGAGGTGTCGCCTCCCGGCTCGATATACAACCCTGTGGTGCTGGCGGTAGCAGCCATGCTGGACTCGGTCAATGCACCGGGCAGTATCTACAACGCTCCGGTTCTGGAGTCGGCCACGATTGCGGACTCCCTGATTGGCGGGTTCTTGTGGAACCTGATCGATGATTCCCAAACGCCCGACTGGGGCGACATCAGCAACATACAGGCGGTATCGTGGGTTGTGGTAGCTGACAACCAGACCCCGAACTGGCAAAATGTCGGCAATACTCAAGGCACCGGGTGGACGCAGGTTAACACTGACGACGATCCAGACTGGCAATTAATATCCGCACCGTAAGGAACACGTATGACAGGAAATACTCAATTGCTCGGACTGGCTCTGCCAGTTGACGGCGGACTTGACGGAACATGGGGCGATGTTGTCAACGATTCGATCACCTCGCTGGTGGACTCTGCCATAGCAGGAACGACCACCCTGAGCGCGGATTCGGACGTCACCCTTACCACCACAGTCCTTGCAGCCAACCAAGCCCGGCAGGCGATTATTCGATGGACGGCAAGTAATGGGGCTACGACTAGAAACATCACGGCGCCAGCCCAGAGTAAGCCCTACATCGTCATCAACGCAGGTACGGGCTCCATTGTCTTGCGCGGTGCAGGTCCAACTACAGGCATCACAATTGTTGCAGGTGAGCGCTGCTTGGCCGCATGGAGCGGATCGGACTTCACCAAGATCAGCACTACCGGGGGCGGCAGCTCGTTTACCAACGTCACCGTCTCTGGCACAACCACTCTTTCCGGCTTAACCGCCTCAACTGCTTTGGCTTTGAACGCCAGCAAAGAAGTGGTGAGCGTGACCAACACGGGCACGGGCAACAACGTACTCGCCACATCCCCAACTTTGGTGACGCCTGCGTTGGGCACGCCTTCCAGTGCAACTTTGACAAACGCAACGGGCTTACCCATCTCCACGGGCGTGTCTGGTTTGGGTTCCGGTGTCGCCACCTTCTTGGCCTCTCCGTCCTCCGCCAATCTTGCGGCAGCCGTTGCAGACGAAACAGGCGCTGGTGCATTGGTTTTTGCCACATCGCCTACTCTTGTTACCCCGGCCCTTGGTACACCTTCTAGCGCAACCCTGACTAACGCAACAGGCTTGCCGTTGACCACTGGTGTCACGGGCACTCTGGGTGTAGCCAACGGCGGCACGGGCGCAACAACATTAACTGGCTTGGTTTTGGGTAACGGCACATCCGCCATGACCGCAGTGACGGCCCCCTCTGGCGCCGTGGTTGGTACAACAGATACCCAGACTTTAACCAATAAGCGTACAACGCAACGCATTGGCACAGTCGCTAGTGCATCGACCATTACTCCAACCGGCGACACCTCGGACCAGTACAACGTAACAGCACTGGCAGTTCCAGCCACAATTGCAGCACCATCTGGAACCCCCACGGACGGTCAAAAACTTGTGCTTCGCCTCAAAGACAACGGGACCGCTAGGGCGCTGACATGGACAACCACATCTGGTGCTTATCGCGCTGTGGGTGTGACGCTACCAACGACAACTGTGCTTAGCAAGACTTTGTACATTGGCTGCCTATACAACGCTGCCGATGCCTTTTGGGATGTGGTTGCTGCAGCCCAGCAGGCATAAGGAGTAGCTCATGGCAACATACTACTGGGTAAACACAGGCACATCCAGTACAAACTGGAATACAACAAGCAATTGGTCCACCAGTTCCGGAGGAGCACCGGGGGCAGTTACCCCAACTTCCGCCGACGATGTTATTTTTGACAACAACTCGGGGCCAGTAAGTGCTTCCCAAACAATTGTTTTCCAAACCACATCATTTTGTCGAAGCCTAACTTTTACCAGCCGAACACGCAATCCAATAACTTTTTCCGATAGCAACTATTTGCAAATTTTTGGAGACGTTTCACTTAACGCATCTTCAAATATTACATTTAGCGGTGGTAACTCATACTTGCGATTTGCCGCCACGAGCGGGTCATATACTATTTCTTCTGGAATTAATCTTCCTAGATTGGTTTTTGATGGTGTTGGTGGTACTTGGACTTTTGCAAGCAATATTACGTGTTTTGGAACAAGCGGATCGCCGCAGCAAAAAAATATTGATGTTGCAAACGGAACATTAAATTTCAGCACTTTTACAATTACTGCAAATGCAATAACAAGCAACTATACAAATGCAAGAACAATTAATTTTAATTCGGCTGCAATTACTTTAAAAAATGTTTCTCCATTTCCATCGACTAACACCACGAATTTAACTGTTTCTGCTGGTACGGCGGTTATAACTTTAGATGGAACCGTTGGAACTGGGGCAATTACTTTGCCAAGTGGCTCTGGGGTTACATGGCCGTCAATTAATGTAACCAGAACAAGCGGTTCGGTTACGGCGTTTACAGCTTCCTTGGCTGGCTTGACTGTTGCTGGTCCGGCAACAAGTGGCGCTTACGTTGAGCTGCAGTTGTCTGGAGATTTAACGGTTACCGGAACACTCCAACTTACAGGCCCATCGGTCACTCAGCGAATTTACGTTACCAGCGATGACCCGGATGTCTCGACCCGTGGGATTCAAAGAACAATTACGGCGGCAGTGGTGTCGTTAAGCAATGTTGATTTTCGGCGAATTACCGCAGCAGGAGCAGCCTCCCCGTTTACCGGAACATCCATTGGAGATGCTGGAGGAAACGTCAGCATAACCACCAGCACGCCAAAAACAGTTTATTGGAGCAACGTGTCCGGCGGAACTTGGGTAACCAACTCTTGGGCAGCATCTAGCGGAGGTTCTCCAGCAACATCAAACTACCCACTTTTACAAGACACCGCAATAATTGATGACGCTGGGGTGGCCTCTGGAATAACTATTACTCTATCGCCCGCATTTAGGATTGGATCGGTCAATTCGTTGGGGGTTACGGTAGCAAAAACTCCGGTTAGTTTAAACCTAAACGGCGCCAGCGTATTCGGAAGTTTGGAAACAAATGAGTTTGCAAATCTTACGTCATCGCCAAGCATTACGTTTCGCGGGTATTCAACACAGCTTTTGCAGGCAACATTTAACAATGCAAACATAACCGTAGACAATAATGCAACGGTAAGTTTGTCGGGGGGCTTTCTATCTGGGTCTTTCCTTTCTGTTAATAATGGTACATTCCAATCAAATTCTTATGACATATCTTTGTCATCCGTAACAGTATTAAGTTCGGGTGCGTTAAATATGGGGTCAAGTATTTGGAATATAACTGCAACCTCTGGAACGGTTTGGTCTTTTAATTCTTCCGCGTCTTTGACTTCTGGAACATCATCAATTACTTTAATTGGATTATTTGGCATTACATTTGCCGGAGGAACAAAAACCTATAATAATCTTCAGCTTGGAGCCGGTGCAAATACAATCACCGGAGCAAATACATTTAATACGTTATCATCCCAAGCCACTACATCGTTAGTTACATTTGATGCTGGATCAACAACTACAGTTTCCACATTTGCCGTAAGCGGAACGTCAACACAAACAATTACATTGGCGTCCTCCTCCGTTACAAACTTCACCCTGTCAAAATCTTCTGGCAATGTGGATGTTGAATATTTAAGCATATCAAGGTCAACGGCAACGGGTGGGGCTTCTTGGGTGGCTACAAAATCCATAAATGGCGGAAACAATATTGGGTGGCAAATTACTGGCGCAAACACTGGATTCTTTTTGTTTTTCTAAGAGGTAAAAATGCTTGCCGAAATTGCCGCAGCAAACGCCGCCTTCGCAGTAATAAAAGGCGCTCTAGCCAACGGCAAGGAGCTGCACCAGCTCGGCTCGCGTGTCTTTGACTACTTTGACAACAAGGCCAAGATTCAAGAGAGTGCCAACAAGAAGGGCGGCGGCTCTGACCTTGAAGAATTTATGGCGCTGGAACAAATGCGCCAACAGGAAGAAGAATTGCGCGAGCGCATGGTCTACGCTGGCAGACCGGGCATGTGGGCTGATTGGCAGAAGTTCCAAGCTGCTGCTGCCCGTAGACGCAGGGAAGAAAAAGAAGCCGCAATTAAAGCCATTAAGCTGCGAAAAGAAAAGATGGACAGGCTCATTGAGTATCTAGTGCTTGGCGCGGCGTCAGTTATTCTTGCTGGCTTAATTATCTACGGCATCATTCTTTATATGTTGTACGTCCGAAAATGAGCGACGAAAAGCTGAACGCCAACTCAACACTCGACAAGGTGCTCGGGTATGTGGACTCGCCTTTCAAACTGTTCGCCATCCTTGTAATGGGCATTGTGGCCTTTGCAGGGTACTTCCTCTGGGAAAACCAAGAGTTCATGAGGGATGCCTACAAAGAATCTCAGAAACTGCCAGAGATCAACACCTCAAGGGTAGATGATGCAAGCTCCATGCTTCTTAAGCGAACGGGGGCTACAGTGGTGGCAGTCTTTAAAGTCAACCCACTGTTCAACAGCAGAACACTGTATAGAGCGTACACCAAGGATGGCAGGGACAAGACGATTGAAGACATTGATGTAGGCTTATTCAGTCAGAACGCAGCCAACAACTCGGATGTGGTCAAGTTGATGACTAACGAGATTCCCTGCGGTGAGTATCGTTATGCTCAGTCTGAGGTAGGTCTGTGGTACTTGGAAAAGGGTGTGGCCTACACTTGCAGGGTAAGTGTTCCACCAGACAGCTATAAGTTTGTTGGGCAGATTACAGTGGGTTGGACAGAGCCACCACAGAACATTGAGCAAACCAAATTCATGCTGGAGATCGCCAGCGCAATGCTAACCAAAAGGGGTAACTGATGCTTTCACTTATTTCAACTCTCGGGGGTCTGCTGATCTCCGGCCTGCCCAAGCTGCTGGAATACTTCCAGAACAAAGCTGACCAGAAGCACGAGCTGGCTCTGGCCCAGATGCAGACCGAGCGTGAACTACAACTGGCTGCCGCCGGTTTTGCCGCGCAGGCCAAGATGGAAGAAATCCGCACCGAGCAGGTGGCAATGCAGACCGAAGCGCAGATGACTGAAGCTGCGCTGGAGCACGACGCCAAGGTGCTGGATAAAGCATCTGTATGGGTGTCCAGCTACGTGGGCACTGTACGCCCCACGGTAACGTACATCTTCGTGATCGAGTTGCTGCTTATCAACGTGTTTATGTGCGCCTACCTGTGGAACAACCCCCAACTGATTCAGAGCATGGATGATGTGATCCGCTACTCTGACATCCTGTTTTCCAGCGACGAAATGGCCATGCTTGGGGGAATTTTAGGCTTTTGGTTCGGGTCACGGACTTGGAGCAAGAAGTGAAACTGAGCAAGGCGGGCGAAGACCTGATGCACAAGTACGAGGGCTTTCGCTCTCGACCTTACCTTTGCCCAGCGCACATTTGGACGATCGGCTACGGCCACGTCCTGTACCAAGAACAGATCAGGCTGCCCGTGGTGCGCGTGGAGGGCAAGACCATCCCCATGATCCGCAAAGAGATGCCCTTGAAACCGGAGGACAACCGTGTCTGGACGAAAGCAGAAATCGACCAATTATTCCGTGAGGACGTCGCAACTTTTGAACGCGGTGTTCTACGACTTGTTCCCGGCTGTGTTGGCCGTCAAGGCAGCTTTGACGCTCTGGTCTCTATAAGTTTTAACTTCGGGCTGGGCAACTTGCAACGCAGCACCATCCGCATGAAAGCCAACCGGGGGGATTGGGAAGGCGCAGCCGAAGCATTCCGCGCTTGGACCAAAGGTGGTGGTAAAGTCTTGCCGGGGCTGGTCAAGCGCCGGGAAGCCGAAATTGCCTTATTTTTATCGTGAGACAACACATGACGCCAGAATTACAAAAGTACTACGAAGACCGCTTCGATTTATTCTCCCAGCAAGGCTGGCTTGATTTGATGGAAGATGTTGATGTGATGCTAGAGGCGATGAATAATGTCTCTACCATTGCAGATGAAAAAAGCCTACAATTTCGCAAAGGCGAGATTTCGATCCTGACTTGGCTGAAAACCCTGAAAGGGGTCAGCGAACGAGCATATGAGGATTTGAATGAGAAGAATCTATGAATTTGCCTGCAATTGCGGGCAGCGCACTGAGGCACTGGTCGATTATGAGACGGCCAGTGTGCAGTGTGGGTGCGGTGGGCTTGCCCAACGCATCATGAGCGCACCGACGTTCAAGTTGGAGGGGTGGTCTGGGCAATTTCCGAGCGAATACGGTCGGTTTGAGCGCAAACACATCGAAAAGTTGAACGCCGAGCGCAAAGCCAACTCATAAGCGCCCAGCGCCGAGTTGATTATCCTACAACCATTTTGGCAGGAACCCAATATGTTGATTGACAATGAATCTGAGCCGCTAGGCGAACTCGAAACTGAAGAAGCAAAGACAACTGCGCCGGAACTTCCTGAGAAATACAGGGCCAAAAGTCTCGAAGAAGTTGTGCGGATGCACCAAGAAGCTGAAAAGCTGATTGGCAAGCAGGCCCAAGAGGTCGGCGAAGTCCGTAAATTAGCTGATGAGTTGCTCAAGCAGAACCTCAATTCTAAGCAGCAGCGTATTCAGGAGGAAGAACCTGAAGTTGACTTTTTTGAGAACCCTCAAAAAGCAGTTCAAGCGACGATTGATAAACATCCCGACGTTCTTGCAGCTCGCCAGGCGAGCCAAGAGTTCAAACGGATGCAAATTCAGCAAAAGCTGGCGCAGGATCACCCCGACTTTTCCGAAGTCGTCAATGATTCTGAGTTCCAAAACTGGGTGAAGTCTTCACCTGTGCGTTTGGGTCTTTACGCGAAAGCCGATGGAGAGTTTGACTATGATTCGGCCAATGAACTGTTGTCCACCTTCAAGCAGCTTCGTGGCATCAAGGCCAAGGAAACCGAGAAAGCGTCTGACGCCACTCGGGCCAAAAGCATGAAAGCCGCGCAAGTTGACGTAGGTGGCTCTGGCGAGAGTTCAAAACGAGTCTACCGACGAGCCGACCTCATTCGTCTCAAGATGACAGACCCCGGAAGGTACGAAACACTGAGTGATGAAATCATGCAGGCGTACTCTGAAGGGCGTGTTCGATAATTTAACTCTGGAGCTTTTAACATGGCAAACCAAGCATTTTCCCCAACCAACTCGGTAACCACCACCTCCGCAGCGAACTTCATCCCAGAAATCTGGTCTGATGAAATCGTTGCTGCCTATAAGAAAAACCTCGTCTTGGCCAACCTGGTCAAGAAGATGTCTTTCAAAGGCAAGAAGGGTGATACCGTCAACATCCCTAGCCCAGCCCGTGGCAACGCTTCGGCCAAAGCCGCTACTGATGCCGTGACTCTGATTGCAGAGAGCGACACCAACATTCAAGTGTTGATCAACCAACACTACGAATACAGCCGCTTGATCGAAGACATCGTTGAAGTGCAAGCCCTGACATCGCTGCGTTCTTTCTACACAGAAGACGCCGGTTATGCCTTGGCCCGCCGCATCGACACCAGCTTGGTCCAGTTGGGCCGTGCCTTCAACGGCGCGACCGTGGGTACAGACGACTACGCAACCAGCGCCAGCTCCACAAAGGCTTACGTTGGTTCCGACGGTACGACTGCCTACAACAGCTCGACTTCCAACGCTGCTGCTCTGACTGACGCTGCTATCCGCCGCACCATCCAGCGCCTGGACGACAACGACGTTCCTATGGACGGTCGTTTCTTCCTGATCCCTCCTTCGAGCCGCAACACCCTGATGGGTCTGGCCCGTTACACCGAGCAAGCGTTCATCGGCAACGGCGACGCTATCCGCAACGGTGAAATCGGTCAGCTCTACGGTATGGCTGTGTTCGCTTCTTCCAACGCCGACACCGGCGCTGGTAACAGCGGCGCTGACCGTATCTGCTTGATGGGCCACCGCGACGCGATGGTGCTGGTTGAGCAGATGGGCATCCGTTCGCAGACTCAGTACAAGCAGGAATACCTCGGTACCCTGTTCACTGCTGACACTCTGTACGGCGTGAAGGCCCTGCGTACTGCCGCCTCTTCGTCGGCTGCTAACGCTTCCGCCGCTTACGCCTTGGCTGTACCAGCCTAATGAATAGCCCCCGGTCACAAGCCGGGGGCGTCTTTTAAAGGAGATTCAAATGGCTGCTGCATCCGCAATTACTTCCCGTCGCGGGAATGACCAATTCCGAGGTCTGTTCACAGACACTTGGGATGTGACCTGTACTCTTGACGCTGGCGCTGTTGCTGGCGGTGCGACAGATACAGACACAGTGACTGTCCCCGGCGTTGCGCTGGGCGACATGGTTCTCGGTTTTTCACATGGCGTCAGCGAGGCTGGCCTGGTCAAACGGGCTTATGTTTCCGCTGCCAACACCGTGACAATCGTGACCTACAACCCAACCGGGTCTTCGGTGAACTTGGCGTCTACCACTTTGCAACTCATCGTTGCTCGGGCGGTAGTCTAAACAGAAAGGGGGCCACGCGCCCCCTTTTTTTTGGAGTTTTTATGGCTACATTTCGTTGTTTGGCAAGTGGTAATACGGTGACGTTCACTTTACAGCACGACATTGACTCGATGCGCGGCCACGGCGGCTACGTTTTGGTCGATGAGCAAGGCGAGCAAGTGCAGGTCCAAGAGGCCAGCAAAGAGTTACCGATGACGGCCCCAACACCTGTAAAGCGCATGGGTCGCCCCCGCAAAACAGTTGAATCAATCATCTAAGGAGCACATCATGCCAATGGTCGGAACAAAGAAGTTTGCCTACACACCCAAGGGCAAAAAAGAAGCCAAAGAGATGTCGATGAAGTCGGGCAAGCCCGTCAAGTCCATGCCTGTTCGCGGCTCTCGCACCGCAACCAATAAAGCCAAGCGGGGCTACTGATGAAGACCAAAGCTGAAAAGAAGATCAGCAAGGTCATGCGCGAGTTCAAGGCTGGTGAGCTGAACTCGGGCAAGGGTGGCCCCGTTGTCAAATCCAAGAAGCAGGCAGTGGCCATCGCCCTGTCGCAAGCTGGCAAGGCGAGGAAGAAAAAATGAAGCCCGGCCTCTACGCCAACATCAACGCCAAGAAAGAGCGCATCAAAGCGGGTTCTGGCGAGAAGATGCGCAGACCCGGCACCAAGGGTGCTCCAACAGCCGCCGCCTTCAAAGCTGCGGCTAAAACGGCTAAAAAGAAATGAAAACGCCCGCTTGGCAACGCAAAGAAGGACAAGCCAAGACCGGAGGCTTGAATGCCAAGGGTCGGGCGTCTTATAATGCGTCAACCGGGGGCAATCTCAAAGCCCCTGTGAAGTCGGGCGACAACCCTCGTAGGGCCTCCTTTTTAGCACGCATGGGCAATATGCCTGGGCCTGAGATGAAAGATGGTAAGCCCACCCGGCTACTCTTGTCTCTGAAGGCTTGGGGCGCATCGTCCAAAGAGGACGCTAAGGCCAAAGCCAAAGCGATCTCCGCAAGGAACAAGAAATGAGACCAGTATCAGTCGGTAGAAATTTAACTGCTGCTACAGCTACAACGCTGTATACAGTGCCGACTGGCTATTACGCTAAGTGTGTGCTTCTTCACGCATCGAATAACGGCAGCTCAAACAAGCACATCAGTTTTAGTTGGTATGACGCAAGCGCAGCTTCAACCATACCAATCACCACTGAGTTCACGCTCACTGGTAAATCGACGCTTGCCGAGATTGAGCTCAACCAGTACTTTGTTTTAGAAGAAGGCGACTACATCACTGCGCTATCAGAATCTGGCTCAACTATTTCTGTCATCGCAACCTTTGAACAAATCGGATTGACACGCCAATGACCTACCTTCAACTCATCAACGACGTGCTGGTCCGGCTGCGCGAGACGCAGGTGTCGTCCAGCAACGAAACAACCTACTCGGCCCTGATCGGGCGGTTTGTCAACGACGCCAAGCGCCAGATCGAGGACGCGTTCAGTTGGAACGTGCTGGGTCAGACTGTGACGATCACCACGACGCCGGGCACCTACATCTACTCGATGACAGGCGCTGGCCAGAAGTTCCAGGTGATGGACGCCCTCAACGTCACTGCCAACGTCGGTCTGCAAAACATCAGCTTTGTGGAGATGAACCGTTTTCAGAACTTGGTTCCCGCGATCAGTGGCATCCCAGAATACTACGCATTTGACGGCGTGGACGGCAACGGCGACACCAAGGTGGTACTGTACGACCGTCCAGATAACGTCTACACAATTCCCTTTGCGCTGACTGTGCCTCAAGCGCCCTTGACCTCAGACAGCACCGTGGTGATGGTGCCTGACGTGCTGGTGGTGCAAAACGCCTACGCTCGGGCGCTGGTCGAGCGCGGTGAAGACGGCGGTCTCAACTCGTCTGAGGCGTACCAGCTCTATCGCGGGATGCTGGCCGACTACATTGCGCTGGAGAGCACCCGCTACCCAGAGAACCAAGAGTTTGTCGCGATATGAGCCAAACCCTCCAGACCGCAAGCATCTCAGCGCCAGGCTTTTTTGGCCTGAACACGCAAGACTCGCCGCTGGACTTGGCGGCTGGCTTTGCTTTGGTCGCGACGAACTGCATCATTGACCAGTACGGTCGCATCGGCGCACGCAAAGGCTGGGCACGGGTCAACTCGTCGTCTGGCGACCTCGGGGCCAACAACGTGGGCGTCATCCATGAGCTGGTGCAGGCTGACGGCACGCTGACGATCCTGTTTGCTGGCAACAACAAGCTGTTCAAGCTGGACGGCTCCAACGCCGTGTCTGAACTGACATATGGGGGCGGGGGTACAGCGCCGACGATCACGGCCAGTAACTGGTCGGTGGCTTCGCTCAATGGCATCACTTACTTCTTCCAAGCGGGCCACGACCCGCTGATCTTCGATCCAGCCGTCAGCACGACCACCTATCGCCGCGTCAGCGAAAAGACAGGTTACGTCGGCACGGTGCCTTCAGGCAACATTGTGCTGTCGGCCTTTGGTCGGCTGTGGGTTGCAGATACTGCCACCGACAACGTCACGGTGTCGTTCTCTGACTTGCTGTCTGGCCACATCTGGAGCACTGGCACAGCAGGCACGCTGAACATCGACCGTGTGTGGCCCAATGGGGCAGATGAGATTACTGGTCTGGCGGCCCACAACGGCTTTCTGATCATCTTCGGCAAGCGCCAAATTCTGGTGTACGCCAACGCTACGACGCCCGCCACGATGAGCCTGAGCGATACGGTGGGTGGCATTGGCTGCATCGCCCGAGACTCCATCCAGAGCACAGGCAAGGACATCTTGTTCCTGTCCAATTCGGGCATCCGGTCGTTTGCCAGGACC